TATCGACGGGAAGGAGATTTCAGCATGAACACCCAACTCCGCAACCAGCGCGGCGCCGATGCCTACAACGCCGTGTGCCAGCTTGAGCGCCGCCGCAACAGTGAGCCGCAGCGCCCTGTCACCGAAGCCGGCGAAAACTTCATCCTCGCACTTGTGGCCGTTGCAACGCTGCTTGTGCTGGCCATGCGTATCGGGGGGTGGTTGAAATGAAAAACTGCACGAATTGCGAGTGGGCGAACTGGCAGCGCACCGATTCCGGGCGCCTGCACCCAAGCGGATCTGGGCAATGCCGCTTCCCATATGCCGCCAAACCATTGCCACAGGCTTTCTACTGGTTAGGCTCAAACAGTCCGAGTGGTGGATACATCAATCGTCGCAAAGAACTAAACGACGACTGCGTGTATTTCGCCCGCGAGGTTCAGCCATGAACGCCCTCCCCGGTTTCGACCGCTACATCCAAGCGCCCTACGCCGACGATGACACCAGTGCCGGCGAGAAGTTGGACGCGATGCAGGCCGACATGGTGCGCCATGACACCGACCCAGTTGTGCAGCTGATCGTCGCGCTTGCCGATGACTTGTCGGAGCCGGTCGAGTCGATCAATCAGGTGATCGTCGCGGCGGATGCGCACTACGGCAAGATCCAATCGAAGCTCAGTGAATGGGACATCGCGCTGTCCGATGCGATGTGGAGCGACGGCCCCGCGAAAACACACATTCTCGAACTGTGCCGGTCTGGCGCAGACGACGCGGAGCTTGGCCGGCTGATCCGCATGCATGCGCGGGCAGCTATGGCCGATGCGTGCATACAGGCTGGGGAGGATGTGCTGTGACGGATTTTATCGAACTGCGCGAATTCACCCCCGAGCAGCAGGCCCGCATCTGCGACGTGATCTGCAAGCGGCTTGCACGCGACCAGGCGCTGCCCCGCAACCCTTCCACGCCGGCCACGGCACTCGCAATCGTGCGAGACGATCCCTCCCCTCGCGCCGTGGCTGGCACCCTTTTTGAGGATTTCGCATGAAACGCACACTCACACAAGCCGCATCGCTCGCCCTTCTTTTCGGCTTCGTGGGAGGTGTGGCGAGGCCCAGGGTTTCCGCTTACCGCCCACGCGTGCCGCCGCCGCGTCTGACGCGATCCGCTGATGAAAAGGCGCGGAGGATAGCCGCCGCACAGGCGAAGCGCGCACGCCGTCAGCTGCGCAACCTGGCCGAGCTGCGGAGCCGGCAGGCATGAACCCACTTCGCGCCCTATTCCATCCGAAGCGCTGCAGCTGGGCAGGCTGTCGCCCCCTGTCCGCGGTCGAGCGCATGCAGCTGCACAACCCGCGCGTTGCCGACGCCATGCGCGAGCGCGAGAACGCCGGAGCTGCGGCACCACGCACCCGGATGGTCAACGGAAGGCCGGTGCTGATCGCCTTCCGCATCACCACGCCTGCACCCCTTTCCAACACGACGCCCGACGATTCGGGCAAGGATTCGAGATGAAGACGACAGCGGAAAAGATCGCGGAATACGAGCAGCGCGCCGAGGCACTTCGAGCATTCGAGCGCGGAGAAGAGGTCGAGGTCAGTCCCAATTGTCATTCAATCGACGTAGGGTGGGTGTCCGCAAGACGTCATTACATTGCGGACTGGGATCTCTTTCATATCCGCATCAAGCCCAAGCTGATCGAGGGCTGGGTGAATGTGTATTCGGATGGGGATTCGCTCGGCGTGCATAAATCTCGCTATATCGCGGATGAACACGCTGGCGAACGCCGCATCCGCTGCGTCAAGGTCCGCGAGGTTCCCGACGATGACTGAGCCAGTCGAAGGATGTCCGCAAGAGGACTCGCCGTGGTGGGATTGGGCGTGGGCGCCGGAGCAGATGGAACGCAATAACGAGGAGTTGAAATGAGCAACAGCATGCAAGTGGTGCCGATGACACAACAAGCCGTTGGGACATACGGCGACCGGAGCCTGACTGCCGGAGACATCCAGGCGCAGGTTAATCTGATGCAGGATGTCATGCGCTCCACGATGCGCGACGGCACGCATTACGGGACGATTCCCGGCACCAAGTCGAAGAGTCTGTTCAAGGCCGGCGCCGAGAAGCTGATGGCAACTTTCCGGCTTGCGTGCATCCCGGAGGTTGATGACCTAAGTGCAGGCGGCGAGGTTCATTACCGCGTCACCGTGAAGGTTTATTCATCTAGCAACGCATTGCTTGGCGCAGGCATTGGCGAATGCAGCAGCCAAGAGGATAAATACGCATGGCGCGCAGCGGTCTGTGAGGAAGAGTTCGAGGTAACGCCGGAAAATCGCAAGCGCGTAAAGTTCGCCAAGTGGAACAACCGCGTCGAGAAGAAACAGCAGGTACGCACCAATCCGGCTGATGTTGCAAACACAATCCTCAAGATGGCGAAAAAGCGCGCCCAGGTCGATGCGGTGATTACGGTCACGGCGGCATCCGACATCTTCACGCAAGACATTGAAGACCTGCCGGAAGAGTTGCGCGAGCAGATAGCGGGACAAAACCACGCGAGCGCCGGAAACGCAGCCGTGCAACAAACCATCAAGGAAGGCCCGGAACGCGATGCCGCCGACAAGGAGGCCAGTGACGTGTCCGCGCTTGGCCGCGATAAGTTCTTGGCTATGTGGCAGGCGTGGCCGAAGGAGAAGCGCCAGCTTGTTGCCGACCTGATGCCGAAGTATCAAAAGGCCGCAGAGGACGCTGACAAGGAGGTCGCAGAATGATCGAGCAACGGTCAGATGGTTGGTTTGCAGAACGCGCAGGCAAAATCACCGCATCGCGCATGTGTGATGTGATGGTTGAGCGTGAGATGGGCAAGTTCAAGTCTGGCCCGCGCAAAGGTCAGACGAAGCCGCAACCGCTTGCCCTGGCCAACTACGCGCACCAGCTTGCCGCCGAGCGCCTCACCATGAAACCACGCAAGCAGGTCCGAGCGGCGGCGTTGCAATGGGGCCGTGACGTTGAGCCGGCCGCTGTCGCGGCGTACCAAGCCGAAACAGGCGTGATCGTCGAACAATGCGGGTTTTTCCAGCATCCAAAGTATGACTTCATTGGTGCTTCACCGGATTTTCTTGTCGGGGCCGATGGAGGTGGCGAAATCAAGTCGCCCGAGTCGTCGGAAGTGCATCTGCAAACGCTGTTGACCGGATTGCCGCCCGAACACATCGAGCAGATCCAGGGTGGCTTGTGGGTCACTGGACGCAAGTGGTGGGATTTTATTTCATACCACCCCGACTTCCCCGAGGAACTACGAATTTACATCCAGCGTGTCGAACGCGACGAAGAATACATCCAGCGTCTTGAAGCGGCTTGCCTTCTGATGGAGGCGGACGTACAGGAAATTATCAACACCATCCAGCGAAAGACAGCATGAGCAGCATCAAGACACGATGCGACGCGATGCCATTCGCCGCCGCGCCGGAGGTGCAATCGTGAGCACATTTACTGCCGTTGACGTATTCGAGGTCGAGCACTGCTGCACCTGCGGTGTGGCCTTTGCAATGACCGCCAATTTTCAGCAAGGCCGACTGAGCAGCAAGGGTAACTTCTATTGCCCAGCCGGCCACGTTCAGCACTACACAGGCATGTCCGACAAGGATCGCGCTCAACGTCTTGCTGGTCAGCTAGACATGGAGCGCACGCGGCGCCAGCAGGCCGAAAAGGAGGCCGACTACGCTACGCGTTCGCGCAAGGCCGTCAGCACCCGGCTGCGCAAGGTGAAGCAGCGTGTTGGTCATGGCATCTGCCCGTGCTGCAACCGGACGTTCAAGCAACTTGCGGCCCACATGTCAACGCAACATCCGGCGTATGCAGACGAGGTGCAATCGTGAGCGAGATGACGCTGGAAGCGGTGTTAGCTGCGATCTCCTTAAAATTGGACAGGAAGCGAGATGCTGGCGCAGCGTCCTTGACGGAATGGGGTAACACCATCGACGCCCACCTCGCCAAGCACGCCGAGATGGCCGCTAATCTGCGGGAGTTGTCGAAACAAATGCAGAACGGCAGCCCCGGCGACATGCCGTGGGACTTCTGCGACGGTCTGAACGATATACTCGACGCCCACCCATCCCCGGCACCTACTGCCGTGGTGAGCGATGGTGCGAGAGAGTTACGCGCTCGTCACTTGTACGATACGGAACTGCGCAGGCTAGGCATTGATGATCTGGCGTATCACGTCGGTTGTGGTGCTGAACTTGAGGACGAGGAGCTTGCCGCAGTTCGCGCCATTTGCGCCGCCATGACCGGAGAGTCCCCATGACTGACATCGTGGAGAGGCTGCGCTATTCGACTCGGCCACCGTACGCCGATGATTCAATGCTTGTCGAAGCTGCCGACGAAATCGAGCGCCTGCGCCGAGCCGTTGATGCAGGTATTAAAGCCGGCTGGCACGCGCTGCGCACCGAGCGCGGCGAACTCCTGCAAGCCCACACCGCCCTGGTCGCCCGCCTGCACGACGTGACGACGATGCTTGAGGCGGAGCGGGCGAGGATTGCGGGTGCGCCGGTGGTTAAACGAAACCAGCTCAGGAGTGGAATCGTCCCCGGTGACTATGCCGTGCCGTGGGACTGGAACCCGGAAGGCAAGCTTGTCGCGCTGGTGGTGTTGCCATGAGCGCTGCCGAGAAAGACGAGGTTGTCACCCTGATCGCCGCCCTGGTGTCCGGCGATCGCTGGTTGTCCGCTGACGCCTGCGCGGTCTACCTCGGCATGGTCAAGCCGGACGGCAAGGTCAACCGACGCGGGTTTCTTGAGCGTGTCGCGTGTCTGCCAGAGTTTCCGAAACAGAACCCGGTGACGCGGTCGTGGAAGAAGTCGCAGGTTGACGACTGGGCACGCGAGCAACAGCGGTCAGCCTAAACGCTTGGCCATGTCGGTGGCGGCTTCGTCGTAGTAAATCAGAAGGCTCCTGAGATCCCGGTGCCCGATCATGCGCGCCAGCTGCAGCACGTCGAGCTTCTTCGACAGCCGCCAGATCGCCTCGGCGCGCGAATCGTGAAAATGAATGTCCCTGTGTGCTGCAGGACGGGTCTTGCGCCATAGCGCGTCGCGCAGCGCGTCGTCCAGACCGAACACCAGCCCATCGCCACGGGTCAGCGCTTCGAGGATCGCCACGGCCCGCGATGACAGCGCCACCTCGCGTTCATCCCCGTTTTTGGTCTTGGGCAGCACGACATACTGCGACGACAGGTAGACGTTGTCCCACGTCAGTGCGCAAATCTCTCCGGAGCGCATGGCGGTTTCCAGGGCGAACAGGAACGCCAGGCCAACGCGTTGAGTTGCGGTAATGGATACCAGGTCACCGGCTTGTCCGAACGCGGCGCTGATCGCCTTCACTTCGTCGGGACTGATACGCCGTTTCCGTCCCTTCGGCGTCTGCGGCCAACGCACCTCTTTCATCGGGTTGTCACGGAGCCAGTGCCAGTCGCGGCGTGCATGTTCCAGCACCGCCCGCATCAGGTTCATCTCGCGCGCCGCGGTGCCCGGCTTGCGCTCTTTTAACCGCTCGTCGCGCCAGTCCGCAAAGTCATTGCCGGCGAGGCTCGCGAGCTTGCGTCGCGCGATCGGTGACGCTTGCATGGCCTTGAGCCGGATGATCTCCCAGTCGCCGCCAGCTCGGGTGGGTGCCACGTCGCGCGAGAATCGGGCCATGGCGTCGCCGAAGGACTTGGGGGGTAGCTTGGCCCCGGTTAGCTGCGCCTCGCGCTCCAACGCCCACGCAGACGCTTCCTGCTTGGTTCTGAACGTGGCAGAGTCGCGTCGTCCCTTCGCGTAGACCTGCACGCGCCACTTCGTTCCGGACCGTTGGATGCTCGCCATGCCGACGAGTGTATGGGGAAATTCTGGGGAGTTGTGCCGGGCAATCCGGGGTGGACGCGGGCAATTCTGCAAATGCGAAACGCCCGGAGCCAAGGCTACACGGGCGTTTCTGGGAGAATCCGGGCGAAGCTGTAGTGGCCCGGAATTGTGTCGTGGTGCCGGAAATAGGAATCGTCACACTAGGCGCGGCGCGGCTTCCGGCGATTCGTGGGGAAATTACGGGTAGCGCCCAGCCCATCACCCTGACGCGCTTCGATCACGCGGCGGTGCGCGGCACGATGTTGTACTGGTTGCCGCCCACGTAATGCGGGTTGCCGTTGTGCGCGATGAACACGTCCCATGCTGCCTGCGCGCCGGGGATGCCCGCATCGACGGCCATGGCAAGGGCTGGCTGCGCATTGGACGGGATCGAGGTGTTGGACGCGGCTGCGCCAGCCATCTCGCCAGTGACGTTGCCCAGCACCTTCGACCCGCACGGAACGTCGATCTGCGCTGCATACTCCGCGCTCATGTTGGTCATGGTGTCGCGGTAGCAGGCGTCCCA